GCTGCGCGATTCGTCGACCGCCCGGTCAGCCCGAACGCGATCCGGAACACCGCCCTCGGGCACTTCGGCGACATAGATGCCGGCGAGCTGCCGCGCAGTCTCGACAGGGCCAAGGCGCTCGCCGAGTTGCAGGACGGCATGGACCTCCAGGGGATGTTCGTCCCCGACCTGGCCAGGACGCAGCACGTCAAGTACGTGATGTTCAAGGACGACAACGAGGACGCCGAGACGCTGCCGGACAACACGATCGCCATCGCGCCCGTGCTGCTGCTCGCGTCCCAATGGGCCGACGACCCCCTGTCCAAAGAGCAGACGGGCTGGTTCACGCCGTCCGACCCCGATGTCTCCCCGGTGGTGAAGGCGGAGTCGCACGAGATGGGGCACGTCGTCGCGTCGTACCTGGGAGTCAAGGCGCGGACGGACATGCCGCTGTGGTCGGCCATCGCCAAGTCGATGGGCACCACGATGCCCGCCAGCAAGCTCAGGCCGGGGGCCGACGTGGGCAAGTGGTTCGGCCGGAACGGCGACGCCATCGCCAAGGGCGTGTCCGGGTACGGCGCGATCAGCCTGGAGGAGATGAGGGCCGAGCTGTGGGCCGAGTACACCACCAGCTCGAACCCCCGCCAGGCGGCGCAGCTCTACGGCGACTACGCCAGGGCGAACCTGAGCGCGACACGCCAGTTCTCACAGGAGACCGCATGACATGGAAGCTCCCCGACGGGACGATCCTCTCCACCAGCTCGGCGGCGCAACGGCGTGAACCAGCCCGTCAGCAGCAGCCTGCCGTCACCCTGGCGACACCTACGCCGGAGGAACGGCAGGCAGGGATCGACGTCCTGGTGACGGCCATGACGCAGGCCGGGGTGAGCCGGGAGGACGCCGAGAAGGTGGCGCCGTACCTGGTCGACGGCAGGCCGCTGCCGGAAACAGCGTGACATCAAGGCAGGCAGCGAGGCAGATAGGCGTACGATGGCGGGCAAGCTGACCCAGAGGAACGGCAAGCGCCTGGCAGGGGGCAAGCCGATCCCCAGAAGCGACTTCGCGCTCCCCGGGCAGAGCGCCTACCCGATCGACACGATCGGCCGGGCGCGCAACGCCCTGGCGCGCATCGCCCAGAACGGCACGCCCGAGCAGAAGGCCAAGGTGAGGAACGCCGTGCAGCGCAGGTACCAGTCAATAGCCGTATCCCAGGCGAATGGGAGCGGCCCGGCGATTGAGCTGTCCCAGCTCCAGTGCCCCAGCTGCGGCTACCGCTCCGACGACGCCGACTTCCAGGTGGACCAGAGCGGCCCCTCCGATACCGACGACGCAGCCGGGGGCGCCGCGCTGCGGACGCCCGCCGACGGCACGCCGAAGAAGGGCGGCTTCAGCTCCCAGCAGGTCACGGTGAAGGCCGCCAACAGCAGGAGGGGCATCGAGCTGGCCCGCCGGGCTCCCGTCACGTCGGCGGCGGACATCCTGGTCAGCAGGACCGCCGGCGGACCCGCGATCATCCGGCACCGCCAGGGCGGGGCCGCCATCGCCGAGATGCGGCGCAACGACGACGGCACCTGGCAGTCCGTGGTCGACGGCAAGCCGCTGACGCCGCACACCCAGCAGCGGGCCGCGCTGATGGAGGCGCTTGGCGCGTGGAACAAGGGAGCCGCCACGGCCGAGCGCCCGGCGATGCCGCTCCAGGGGCCGCCCGCGCAGACGCCCGCCATGTCCGCGCTCGGCATCACCAACGTCCGCGCGTTCGCCAGCGACGACGACGACGACGATGACGACGACCCGGATGGCGGCAGCGACGACAACGGCCTCACCCCGCGCGGGCAGCAGATCCACATGAAGCTGAAGAAGAAGGGCGTCGCCCCCAAGGTCGCCCTGGCGATGGCCAAGCGGGCGCAGGCGACCAAGCCCGGCCAGTTCGGCGGGGGCAGCTGAGCGTGCCAGTCGCAGAGATCCGCACCCCGTTCGTCAAGGCCCCCTGGCAGGCGGGCGGGCTGCCCGACACCTGGCGCAAGAAGGTGCTGCCGGTCGGCGAGGTCGCCTACAAGGGCCGGATGCTGAAATTCACCCCCGAGTACCTGCGCGACCTGGCCGACGCCTACGCCGACGGCGCGTACGAGCAGGTGCCCTTCCAGCTGGCGGACGCGGCCAACAGCCACACCAACGACCCGGAGCGCTACCGGGGCGAGGTGGTCGGCGTCGAGGTCGAGCCGGACGGCCTGTACATGACGGTGAAGACCACGCCGAAGGGGTCCAAGACCCTGGCGGAGAACCCGCGCCTCGGCGTGTCGGCGCGGATCGTGGAGGGCTACGACCGCAGCGACGGCAAGCACTACCCGAAGGCGGTGCAGCACGTGCTCGGCACGCTCGACCCGCGCATCCCGAACCTGGGGGCGTGGGAGGCGGTCGAGATGAGCGGCAGCCCCGACCTGCTGGTGGACCTATCGAACCTGATTTTCGCGGAAGAGGAGGGCGGCTCCATGCCGGACCTGGACGCAGACCAGCAGGGCCGCCTGGCCCGGCTGCTTGAGCTGGACCCTGACAAGCTGGAGGCGGCTATCGCCGGCCTTGAGGACGACGCCGGAGGCGACGACATGTCCGATGACGAGCTGGCGGCCGTCGTCGAGTCGATGACCGACGACGAGTTCGCCGCCCTGGCGGCCGAGTACGGCATCGCGCCGCAGCCCGCCCTGGCGGGGGCCGGGCTCGCCAACCAGCGCGCGACCGGCGAGCTGGAGCTGACCAACTACCGGATCGCCGAGACCGAGCGGCAGATGGCGGTCGTGCAGGCCGAGCTGGACGCCCAGCGGTTCAAGAACGAGAAGCGGCAGCTGATGGGGGCCGGCGTGCCCGGCTACATCTGCGACCTGGCGCAGCCCTTGCTTGAGGGGGCCGGGCACGTGGTCGAGCTGTCCAACGGCTCCGGCATCGACGCGGGCCGCCTCATGCGGACGGTGCTCACCGAGTTCGGCCGCGCCACCTCGATGCTCGACCTGTCCGGCGAGCTGGGCACCGCGATGGACGAGCCGGACACCACGGAGACGGCGGCGACCGCCCGCCAGGACTTCGTCGCCAACTACCGCCGCGTCGTCGGCATCTAGGAGGGGCTGACACCAAATGTCGGCAGTCATTCCGTACTACAAGCTGGGGCCTGCCAACAAGCAGGTGTCCACCCTCATCTACGGCGGGCAGTTCGTCCAGCCGACCACGGCGACCGGCGGCACCACGGACTACACGGTCAAGCTGGCGATCAACAACTCGGTGACCTGCCTGGGCGTGGCGGGCAACGACGCCAACACGCTCACCGCGCAGACCGGCGCGGCCAACACCTACGGCCAGCCGCAGATCGACATCTCGGTGCTGACTGACTACACGTCGGTCTACTACGGCAACGTCGACATCTGGGTCTGGTACAGCAGCGGCGGCGGCGCGGCGCTGCCGATCCTGGAGGGCCAGAAGCTGGTCATCGCCACGACCGCCGGCACTTGCACGGGCGCGACCGCCGGGCCGCCGGCGGACGCCGTCGTAGGGCTCTGCACCCAGCCGGGCGGCATCACCGCAGGCATGCTCACCCAGCAGATCGGCGGCCAGGGCGCTGCGTCGTTCTTCCTCGGCCGCGCCCGGATTTGCTAACCGACTGACATCAGAGAGGGAGTGAACAGATGCCTACCGGCGCACGCGGATATTCTGACGCACCAAGAATCACCGTCAATGAGCTGCTGAAAGACCCCTTGGTCATTCCGGCTCTGATCCTGGACATAACCGAGAACGAGTTCATCATGGACTCGGTGCTGCGGATGGGCGGCAACGCTCCCTCCGGCGCGGTGCGCTACTCGGAGAGCACGCCGCTGTACGCGGACAACTTCCCCGAGATCAGGCCGGAGTTCGGCGAGGTCCCGGTCATGATGACCTCGATCGGCACGCCGCGCGTCGTGTTCAGCCACGAGCGCGCGATGGCGATCATGGTCTCCGACGAGATGCGCCGCCGCCAGACCATCGACCCGGTGACGCGCCAGCTGCTCCAGGTCAAGAACACCATGGTCTACAGCTGGAACACCGCGTTCTACTCGGCGGTGGTGGCCAACGCCTCCATCCAGACCCTGGCGGTGGCCAACCCCTGGTCGAGCGCGTCGGCGACCATCCGCGCGGACATCGCCCAGGCGTGCTACCTGATCGAGAACGCGAACATCGTCTCGCCCAACGGCGTCACCCAGTGGCTCGGGTTCGAGGCGGACACGCTGATCATCAACCACGGCACCAAGAACACGCTGCTCCAGTCCAGCACGTTCGCCGCGCCGTACATCGGCGACATCGCCAGCGAGAACCTGCTGTACACCGGCACCCTGCCGCAGAAGATCTTCAACCTCGACGTGCTGGTCAGCCGTCAGGTCCCGGTCGGCAACGCGATCATCATGCAGCGCCAGCGCGCCGGGTTCTACGCCGACGAGGTGCCCTTCCTGGCCGGCCCGCTCTACCGCGAGGAGCCGCGCAAGACCTGGCGGTCCGACACCCAGCGCAGCGCCGCGATCGGCCTCGACCAGCCGCTCGGCGTCGTGCTCCTGTCGGGGGTCTGATGGCGAGCGCGACGCTCAGCAAGGCCGAGCAGGACCAGCTCGACAAGCTGCTGGCCAAGGCCAACGCGGGCTCGGTCCACGCGCCCGCGCTGCGGCTCGGGGAGCCGTACCTGGCGCTGGTCAACCTGTCGGTGCCCCGGCGCGGCGAGCCGCTGCGGAACGCGAGCGGGCAGCCGGACGTGCCGCAGACCGACCTGGTGCACGCGGGCGAGACCGTCTACCTGACCGCCGACGAGGCCGCGCGGTTCAACCGCTGCGACCCCGACCGGGACGGCCGGCGCGTCCCGGTCGTGCGGAAGCTGTCGGAGGGCTCCGACCTGACTTTCGTGCACCCGTCGCTGGTGTCCGGGCCGACGTTCCGGCCCGGCCCGATCCCCCCTGGCGGGACCGGCCCCCGCCCCGACCCCCCGGGCAGCTCGCGGGTGATCGAGACCAGTCCCGTGCCCGAGGCGTCGTCCCCCGGCGTGGGCGACGAGAACGGCAAGCTGACGGACGCGCTGGACATCCCGCCCGGCGGCGGGGCCAGGCAGGCGGCCGGGCTCGGCGCGGACATGGACGTCGTCGCGGCGGCCAAGGCCGCCATGGGCAGGAAGTAGGGGAGCATGCCGAACATCACGGGCACGGCAGCGCCGGTCGACGCGTACCTGACGTGCCCGCGCTGCAAATTCCGGTGGCTGTTCGACGCGTTCTTCCCCTCCCTCCAGTTCCGGTGCAACGGATGCGAGTGGCTGTTCAGCCTGGGGGCCGGCGGGTCTCCGGTCTCCACCAACGGCGCGATCACCGCCGGGACCACCACCGCGCTGCCGTTCGCCAGCGGCGGCGGCGTGTTCCTGCTCGGCCAGGCGCTGTTCATCAGCGACAGCGCGCTGTCCGAGGTGGTGATCGTCAGCGGCACACCGACCGGCACGTCGGTCCCGGTGTCCGGGTTCGCCAACAGCCACCTGTCCGGCGTGGCGGTGTCGCCCGCCACGGCGACCCCCGTGTACAGCGCCGTCCAGGCGGTGCCCAACGTCGGCGGCTGGGGGTTCTGATGGCGGTCACCCTCAACAAGTTCGTGATCACGGCGAACACCACACTGCCGGCGGGCACCTTGTCAACCGTCGTGCCCGGCGACCCCGGCAGCGGCGGCGCGGCCGGGTACGGCGACACCAGCGCCACGCCGACGGGCAGCGCCCCGTGG